TCTATATAAAGGCTCGCCTCCTAAAATAGATAGTTGTTTTGTTATTCTTACTTTTTTGATTACATTATCTAAATCATCTAAAAAGTTTTTATCTTTTCTTTCTATATCATCAGTAAGATCACTAAAATGATTACAACCTGCACAAGCTAAATTACACGAATGATGTATATGTATATCAACAATATCAGTATGGTATTTCATTAGTAAATTATCGTCTTTTCTGCGTCTACTTTTACAGGTTTGCATGTAGCTCTATAATTCATAAAACCACTAGAGCCATCTGGCACTTCAACTTGATCGTTTATTCTAGTTGCGTAATATATACAATCATCAATACTTCTAAAATAACTAGTATCTACAACAGTAAGCCCTAAATAAGTAACAAGGGCAAAAACTAAAATCATTTAGGTTTCTCTTGATCTTTAAATCGTGGCCTTTCTCTTTGGCTCAACTGCTTAAAAAAAACTTTCTTTGCTGCTTCTTTATTGTGAGTATTTCTAATTAAAATATTAATTGCTTTATATCCATCTCCCATAAACATTAATTTATCTTTATAATAAAGCTTTGCTTTAGTAGCGTTATCAAGATCTAGGATAAACTCTTCAATACTATAAATCATTTTTTTATCTGGTTTAAACTATCAATAATATCATCGATATTAGGTTCAGGTTGCCCTGGATTATATACACACTTGTAGCTATTAGGGCAGTTTTTTTCATACATTAATTCAAAGGTTCTATTACCTCCCCTGTAAATACAGGCTTGTAAGCCAGTGTGTTTTGATTTAACTCTTTTAGCTAATCTACACGTAGTATATTTTTTAACATCATTATTACTACGATTTATTAATTGGTTTTTAGTGTATTGTTTTTTTGTACCATACTTTGGATCTTGAGGTTCATATATTTTACCTGCAGCATGAGTAACAATAGTCAACGCAGATGTAGAAAATATAACTATAAACATAGATATCCACGTTTTCATTAGAAAAATCCTTTACTATAGTATATTAAACCTTAAATTTGGATGATCTGGATAATTCACAACTACGGGTCCTTCTGGGCACATGTAATCTATGTGTACCAACAGTGTTGCTTCTCCAGGTGGAATCATATGTTGATGTTCTTTGTCTATGGTAAACGAGTATCCAAACTTGTCTACTTTGTCGCTTGCAGGTCCAGAAAATTTAGCAATGCTTGGTGTTGCTGTGTGAACCATATACTTGCTGTCTTTGACTTCAAGTCTAAATCCTTCAACCTTACAATCATCTCTGTGCTTTTCACGGGCAACGATAACATCAAACGTGCCATCTCTTGGACCGTCCGATACTTCAAAATGTTCTGGTGCCCAGGTTAGTATGTCCTTGCTTTCCAACTTGTCCCAAAGCGTGTATCCGCCCCCTATTAATGCAAAGGTTGCAGTTACTATACCAATACCTTTTGTTATATTTTCTATATCAAAACTAAACATAATATTATATTAATCCTCGTGCCTTTAAACCAAGACTTATTAACCAAACTAAAAATCCGCCCATAACTGCTACTCCCATAATAATAGCAGAAATTTCAAGTACTTTTCTTCGTTTCTCCTCTTGTGCATAAATAGCTTGTTGACGTTTTTTTCTAATATCACCTTCAGTTTTAAGTAGCTCATCCCAAGCACTCATACCACGGGTTAGTATTATAATTTGTTTAAGCTGTGCTCGCATATCTTCGGCTTTTTTCTTTGCCATAAAAGTTGCCATAGCTTCTTCTTCAACAGAGCCTGATGCAAACAGTTTTTTAAATAATGGAGGATTCTTTGCGTACTCACCCGCTTTATCAATATCAGAGGCTGCTCCCATCCAACGACCTAAATCGCCAGCCATAGATTCAATATCGCGTCCTACTTCAAAACCTTTTTTAATTGCGTTAAACGCAGTAGTGGCAGCGGCCAGTGCTGTAACTGGATCAATCAATTTTTTTCTCAACTTTCAGAGGGGTATATTAGGAGTATAACAGATTTATAAAAAGAGTCAAATTTTTGACTCTAATAAGATAAGAAATATAGAATTAAAAATAATATAAAATAAAGTATATAAATAAGCATGGCGCATCTCCTATAGTCATTATAGTCGATGATAATGAGATGTCAAATTTTTGACACTTATAGTAGCGTCAATAATTTGGCGTTGTCAATATTTTGACACTATTTTTTGTCAGATTTTTGACTGTCCTCAGTAACTGCTTTTTCATAATAAACAATAATTTCAGATTGTTGTTGTAGGTATCTTTTAATTTCGGCAATATTTAGAGCAAGATTTTCATAGTCTTTCATGCTAAGTGCAACAAAAGCAAGCTCACCATAAATTTCAGTAAATTCTTTTACAAACTCTTCATAATTATCTTTAGTTACTACAAATATTCTAGTATCAGTTAGTTGTACTGCTTTTGGGCGAGTTACTGTTGGTATCTTTATCTTTTGTACCTGGGTCACTACTTTCACTTGCGGTTCCGGCATCAAGCGGCTGCAACCACTTAGGAAGAGCAGGCTGGTCACTATTACCAGTATCGCCCATAAACTCGCGCCATAATTTTGCTGTTGCGCCATTCATTTTTCCTTCTAGCACTTTTGCATCTCTAAGTGCCTCTACTATTAAATTTAGTTTACTTAATTTAGACCTAAGCTCATCACCATAAGATTCAGCTTTTTGAAGGTCTTGTTGTAATTTTTTGTTTAATGCAGCTGATTTTGCAATATCTGTTGCAGAGCTTTTGTACTAGCTTCAGCAGTATCAACTGCAATTTCTAATTTTAAGGTGTTCTCACGTAGAACTTTTATTGTATTCTGCGTATTTGTATAGTAAGACTTAGCGGCATAACCTACACCGCCTAGTAATGATACTACAATAACAAGAGCATAGATTTTAATCATCAATTTGAACAGCTCTCATACGTGCTACTAATCTGTCTGCGCGTTTAGTTACTTGACGGTACCAGTTTGAATCAACCATTTCATCTGCAGCTGCATTCCAATCTCTAGTATCAACGCCACGTTTCATGCCTTTAAACTTGCGAAGTCTTGGTCGTCCCATATTAAACATCATGTTTGCGATTATTCTTTGAACTTCTTCTGGGAGTTCATCAAAGTCAGGATATAGGATGTTGCAGTCTGAGATGACTGTTTGGATGTCGTTGTCAAAGGCTTCATTGCATCTATCTTCTGAGACAGGTGTTCCAACCGGTTGTCCATGTTCTGGATCACTATGAGTAACCAGATGACCAATACCAAAAGTAGGCAACCCGAGATGGTCGAGGTATATTTCATTAACTGAGCCTTCGTCATATGCTATTTCCTCTCTTAATTTTTCAATATTCATATTATTCTCCTAATACAGTACATATTTTTTCAGCAATTTGCTTAAAATCTTTTTTCTTTAATCCTCTAGTAGTTTCAGCTGCGGTACCAATTCTGATACCTGATGTTTCTACAAAACTACGTGGGTCATTAGGTACACCATTTTTATTAACAGTAATACCATTTTCTTCCAGCAAGTCTGCTGCTTGTCTGCCGCTATGCTTACTCTTACTCAAATCCATAAGTATGATGTGACTGTCTGTACCACCTGTTTGCACAGGAAAACCACGCGCTTCAAATACTTCACACATTGCTTTTGCATTTTTAATCACTTGATCTGCATACTGTTCGAAACTAGGAAGAAGTGCTTCACTATAACATTGTGCCTTTGCCGCTATAATATTCATAAGTGGTCCGCCTTGAGTACCAGGAAATATTGCACTATTAATACTTTTTGTATAGTGAGGATTGTCCCATAGTATCATACCACCTCTAGGACCACGAAGTGTTTTATGTGTAGTGCTTGTTACTACATCAGCATAGCCAAAAGGACTATCATATACTCCACCCGCAACCAGTCCACTGTAGTGAGCCATATCAACTAACAGTATTGCACCTACTTTGTTAGCAATTTGTCTAAATGCACTCCAGTCTATTTGTCTTGGATATGCACTAGCACCTGCAACAATTAGACTAGGCATATTGAGTTTTGCAATGCCTTCTATTTTATCGTAGTCAAGAAATCCATTGTCGTCTACACCATAGGTAACACTATTATAAACTTTGCCACTTAGTGTAGGAATAGCTCCATGTGATAGATGTCCACCACTAGCTAAATCCATACCCATTAAGGTATCACCAGGTTTCATAAATGCTTGATAAACAGCAGTGTTTGCATTTACTCCGCTGTGGGGCTGAACGTTTGCGAATTCACAACCATAAAGTTGACAAACTTTATCTATAGCAAGTTGTTCAATTTCATCCATATGTTTACAACCGTTATAATATCGTTTGCCTGGATACCCTTCTGCATATTTATTGGTAAAGATACTACCACATAAGTCCATTACTGCTGGACTAGCAAAATTTTCACTAGCAATTAATTCTATTGTTTCATCTTGTCTTTTAGTTTCTCCTGCTAGTATCAAGACTATGTCATCATTTATGTATATTTTTTCTTCTCCCAAGTGTTGTTTCGGTAAAAATCTTCTCTAGTCTCTGGCGAGACCATCATTTTTGCTCTTTGAGCATTATGTTTTTGTTCTTGTTGTCCAGTTAATAAATTTATATCAGCTGTCCACTCTTCTCTCTTAACGGGAATAATTTGAACAAAAGGACTACCCGCAGGTATATTAATTTGAGTGCCAACATTAAGAGCTGGCATTATAAATGGAAAATTTACAACACCCTCATAAATATCTGAATCAACCCACCCACAAATAGGTATATAACTAAGTTCGAATTGATTCATTGGGGGAACAAATAATAATGAATAGCCAGGAGGTGTTTTTATTCTCCAAGGAGATATGTACTTTAATATTTTAAAATCCTCAAAAGGAGAACCTTTTACTTGTGGTTTTGGGTGTGTCTCAATTGGGTTAAAATATAAAGTATCTTCTTTATGCTTATCATCTAAGTAAATAAGTTTAACTTCATTTTGCTCGTTAAGAGTTATCTGCATATCTATATGAGTTAATAAAGTATAACCAGCTCCCATAGCATCTAAGAATGGAATACACTTTTTTACTGTTTCTAGTTTTTTCCCAAATTCATCTTTTTCACCATCTGTAGAGTACGGACCCATTTTTTTAAACCAATGTGGTATAACTTTTTTAGACGGTTGAGGGGGAATCATTAATTGGTTTGGAAAAGGTTTTACTAATTCAAACTTTAGTTCCTGTTTCATTATACACCTTTTTTGTGTTTTTGACTTTTTGGAGGCGACTTTTTAGATCCTGCAGGTCCTGCCCAATAGACTTTGTCAGCCCAGTAAGCTGCCGACATATTTCCTTTAGCGATGTTTTTGGCATGTCTTGCTTTAAAACTTTTTCGTGCTTCTGGAGAGTAGTTATGCCCCATCGAAGAGTCTCCAAAGTGTATGAGTTTAATATTATCGCCTTTTTTTGCCAACACCATACCTTTTTTTCCTGCACGATTTGATCGTCTTGGTTTATTGAATCCATCGAATGTTGTTCCTCTATAATTAATTTTCCCTGACGGTGTTCTTTTCACTCCTGGATATTTGCTCATTTTTATATCTCGATTCTATGTCACATACTACTTTCCAAATATTTGGGTGTAGTTGCGGATATTTTTGTTGATTATTTAATGCACTAATTATAAAAGATTTTTCCTTGTCAGTCAAAGGTTTACTTTCGAAAAATCTTTTAAGGTTTGTTTTGATTCTTCTCATCATCGCTCTCCGAAGGTAAATCGTAAATAAAAGGATCTTGACTATGAAGTTTTCTCAATCTCCACTTGAACTTTATGTGGTCAATTAAATCAAGTAACCAATTTATCAAACTCTAATCTCCTATTTTTCAGCAAGGGTAAATATGGCACAGCTGACTTTTCAAAGATTTGTGGCTCTCCATCGTGAACAGTGATAAGTACCGCAACATCTCTAATTCCTGTACCATACATTTCATTATGTGCAACTGCATAAGCACAGCATTGAATAAAATAATCTTTAATTTGCGATTCGTACTTTTTCTTCTTTGACGTTTTAAAATCTATAATAGTAGGTTTTCCCTTCCAGATTCCTACCATATCAGTTCTACCAGCATATTTATATTTTTTGCTCCATAAAACTTGTTCTTGACCCCAAACTTCATCAACACCTGATTCGCCTATACGTATCAAGTCTTTAGTCATTTGTATTACATCTCTCGGCGCTTGTGAAAGAGCTGAATGTATAGATTCTCCATTGAAGTGCTGTTCAGCAAACTCATGTACTGCTGTTCCTCTGTCTGTTGCTTCTTTAGAAACACGGGCGGCTTCTTCTTCACCAACTTTTTCTTTCCATTTTTGTAACCAAACATTGTTAGCTGTCTTACCTAAGATAGTAGTGATGGAGGGATAAGATCCATCAGGTGTATGATATGTTCTACCTGTTGGTAGAGTATCTGTAGGTACCTCCGTTAAATAATCAAATTTCAACTTTTTATCTCTTTTTCATAGTCTGTAGCAGAGTTAACAATTGGTTTACCTCTTGCATTCAAACTTGTGTTTATCAAAATGGGATAACCACTGTTAGTTGTTTCATAAAGCACTTTACTTAAAAACATATTACTCTTTGGAGTAACAACCTGCAATCTAGCATTTTGTAAATTATTAGGATACCACAGTTCTGTAAGAGTATCAGATACAAAAAGCATACTGTGGTTATAGTTCTTATTATAAACTTTGAAATAGTCGTTGGCAAGACTTTCTAAACATACAGGTGCCCAAGGTCTCCAAGAATCTGTTTCACGTTTTTTTAATTGGTTTAATCGTATACTATTTATCTTATTAGGTATGGCTAAGTATGATCTATTACCTAATGCTCTTGGTCCAAATTCTGCTCTGCCATTGATTACAGGAACAATTTCGCCTTTTAAAAGTTTTGTTACAACTTCATCGAGTGACTTATATGGTATAGCATTATATCCTATATAAGGAGTAAAATTTGTGGGTCTTTCGATTAGAGCAGCAGCTCCTAAAGCACAACCAGCATCTCCAGCAGCAGGCTGAATAGCTATATTTTTAAATCCAGTATTTTTATATATCTCTGTATTAGCAACGCAATTTAAGGCAACACCTCCAGAATATGCTAAATTGGTAAGCCCAGTTTCTTTTTGTAACCAACTAGCTAAATTAATAAGTACATGCTCAGTTACACGTTGAACACTACTTGCTACATCCCAGTCTAATCCTAAAGTTCCAAGACCTCTCTGTAGGTCTACTTTTAATCTATAACTATCATCTTTTATATCTATAAAATTTTTCTCAATTACGTTTACCCATTTTGGAATACCAAAACCTGCTGCTGCCATTACTTGAGATTCATCATGTAAAGGTCTAAGCCCTAAAAATTTAGTTGCAGCACTATAGAATAGACCTAAAGAATTAGGGTAGCGAAATCTTTTTAACCAGGTAAACTTGCCTTTTTCAAATACACCGAGAGAAGTAGAAAATTTACCACCAACAGTATCAACCACCATAACAGCACACTTTTCCCAGTCTGTCATCAGTATAGAACTCATACCATGTGACTCATGATGGTCAACATAAGATACTTCAGCTTTAGGAAATTGTTTACGTATTAATTGTAAAGAATCTTTTTTATTATCTCTATCATAAAAAGCAACAACATTTATATCATTAGAAATAGACTGTAACCACTGGATAGTGTGTTGAGGCCATCGCTTATCATACTTAATCCTAGAGAAACGCTCTTCGTGAGAGGCACCTAATATTTTACGATTACTGATAAGAGCTGCAGCACTATCATGGTGAAATGCCGAAACACCTAGTATACTCATTATAGTATAATTCCTTTGCCTTATCATATGTTTCTTGAGTAAAACCTTCATAATCTACTCTAGTTATAAACTCAGATAGAGTCCAACGATCTTTAGTTATATGTGGGTGAACTCTGTGAGCTATAAAGCTAGGAAATATAATACTTTTACCAGGTTCAGGATAGATTTTAGCAATAATTTTGTCCGTAGGAGGAGCTGCCCACTTTGTTTCAACTGCGACCTTTTGATTAAAATTTAACGCACCTAATTCTAAGTGAGCGCCGTCAGTTAAATATATTAAGTGTGTCCAGTATCTATTATGACTATATCTGATTTTTTTAGTATCAAAATCCCAGTCACAATTATCAAAATGCCAATCATAATGTTTTTCAGGAGTAAGTTTTATTGCGTGCATTGATAAACCATTAAATCCTGCAGTTATTTGATTATTTTCTGCTTTTTTGTGCCTATCAAGCATCTCAACCATAGTGCTAGCTTTTTTTGCAATGCTCGGTATTTGTTTCATTTTAATACAGAAATTGTACGCAGGATTTATTACGTCTTTACGAGTATTCAACTGTTTCATTTATTAGTTTACACCTTATTTTCCACGCGGCATATATATCAGCTGCAATTCTAAAAGCAATTAATTGATGGCCAGTTTGATTACAATGTCCTCTACCATCTCCATTCTTTTTTCTTTCATCACCGATGTGAAAATCAGATATACAGCTATAGTCGCTTAACCATCTATGGTCTGTGAGAGATGGTCTATAAATTGGGTAGATAAGTAAATTTTCATTACCTACAGTCTCAATCACTGCTTTAATCCAAAGTGCCCCAGTTCTTTCATACCAAGATTGTTTAGTAAATTTTTTGAACCATAAATCTTTAGTGAGTTTTCCCCACTTATCTTGCGCACCCCAATCATAAGGTAGCAAATAGTCACCATTACCTTTTGGGTCACTTTGGTGCCAATGAGTTATATTCCAAATGACATATTTAAAGTTTTTATAGTTATCAAGTATGTATTCAGCTTGAGCATCTATAGTTATACCCGAATGACCCCATACGTTAGTAATACCACACCAATGTGGCCACGGATATCTAACATCTAAGGTTTGTTCAACCCAGCTTGTACCAACAACTAATATATCTTTAGTGTCTTCTTCTACAGGATTACCGTTAAGGTCAAGAGTTATCATAACACATTTCCACAAGCTCTACAAATTCGTCAAAGTCTTGTTGGACATCATTTAAGTTTTGCTTTCTAACTGTTATTGCAATCTTTCGTGCAGTTGGCATAGGAATTGCAAATTCAGT